GCCAAACCTCGTCTTTGACATCCCAGCGGGGTTTACCAGCGACAATAGGAACAACATCAACAGCGCAACGGTAATTGTGGAAACTCTGACCAGCCTTTGCGTTAGTGACAATCTTCCCCGGCGTAGTTCTTCCCTGTGCATAAAGCGCATTTTGGCTTTCATTGTCTCGGTAGGTACTGGTGACTAGCAAATCAATCCCTTCAGCCTTGCAAGCCGCTATAAATCGCTCTACTCGGCTTTTGACTTGCGGTAACAAGTCATCAAGGCTGCGAGAGTTAATCATCCCTTAGTGACCATACCTACGATGCCAGCCAAGGCAAGGCCAGCAGCCACAATATGTTCAGCCAAAGCCGGAGCAATCGGCACACCAATCGCGGTCAGGAACAACAAAGCGCCACGCCATGTAGACGGTTCTTTTGCACGGTCAAGAATGTACTGTTTCATAAATCACCTCACTTGTACGGCTGTCATGATGATGGAAGGAATTGCAGGGTTATTAGCTCCGACATCTTCATGCTCGAAGCCAATATTAGCGTTGTCAGTTTTGTAAACCAACTCGACGTAATTGGTAGCAGCCACCGTCACAATGAAGTTCCAAGCCGCCACCGTGTAGGGTGCGTTAGAAGGGACAGTAACTTTGGTATCCGAATGGGCAATATCGCTACCATTCAAACGGAACCAAATATTGACGGTGTTGCCAGAGCCGCCACCGCCCCGGTTGTGAAGCTGCGCTGAAAACTGAATGTTGTAGGTTCCGGCATTAGCAAAGGTCATGCGAGACTTCTTGCCGCTAGTGCCGGTTTCCATCGTTACACCAGCATTGTCAGCCGTCACCTCACAGTACATTAGTGTCGGGGTATTAACCCCGTCAAACTGGTCTTCTGAACTGTAAAAGGAACCGTAATAACCACCGAACTGAGTGGTTTGATTGACTGTCAGACCACCAGCAGTTCGTAACATTATGAGCCGTCCCCCGGAACAATCGTCACCACAGAAGTGCCGGTAGTCGTTGCGCCAGTAAAGAATTGGTTAGCGTTAAAGGTAAAGACTTCTACCGAGTTAGGCATCAAACTAATCGTTGAGCCACTTAGAGAAGTGTTTGCCATTGTGGTTGCAGCAGTCGCGCTGTTGCCAAAGCCCATGTAGACCACGACATTGCCGGTGTTATGCACCCGATACTGTGTGCCACCCAAAGTCGTTGAAGTTGCTTGGACAGGCGTAGGCGCAGTTACGGCAGCATTGAAGCTCACCGTGTTCCCCATTGGGGTAAAGGCCATAATTCCCATTAGTACACCTTTTTGCCGCCACCAGAAGTCTTAGAAAGTTTTGAGGTGTAGTTGCCTTCCTCAAAACACAAAATGGAACGGAAGCCACCCATAGGCACTTGTCCGGGTTGCCACTTCTGCTTGTTCTCGGTTGCGTCAGAAGGCTTCTGCGGTCTAATAGCCTTTGCATATTTCTGGCTATAGTTCAGTTCCTCTGCGCCGGGAACGCTACTCTTGTATTGAAGGTCTTTCGGGTCGCGCATCGCTATTCCTTTCTTTAACTCTTACTAACAAATAACTGAATAGTACGAATATCGCTAGGGTCGATACTCGCTCCCACATCGGGTTCCACATCGTCCAACACCCTAGACCAAATGAAGTCAGCAGTGCCAAAATCGTAATTAAGCGGTCTGAGATGACGCGCAAGGCTATAGTAATGACTTGGATTGCTTCCATAGTTATCCCCTAATGTAAAGAATCTCAAGTCTAATCCTTATCGTCATCCTCATCAAGATTAAAGCCAGAACCCCACTCATCGTCTGACATTTTCAGCTTAATGGCTTCCAGCTTCAACGCCCTATCAATCACCTTCATCTTTTCGGTAATGCTTGCCATGCTGTCATTCATCACCGACTTCAAGGTACTCGAAATCGCGTCCTCTAGGTCAGGATTTATCCCCTTGCTTTTCTTAGCCACGCTTGCCTCGCTTACCCTTCTTTGCTTTTCTAGCAACAGATAGCGCAATTGCTACCGCTTGCTTCTGCGGTCTGCCACGCTTCATCTCACGACGAATGTTCTTGCTGATTGTCTTTTTGCTAAATCCTTTGGTCAGCGGCATATCAAAACCCTCCAATCATTGAGCCGATGCGACTAGCAACAGGGAAACCAATGCCGAGACCACCAGCGATAATCCCCATTCGTTTAGCAATGTCTTGGTATTTTTCAGCTTTTACTGCTCTGTTTGCGTATTCATTAACAACATCGTAAATGCCAGACTCTTTCATCCAGCCTTCATTTTTTGGGTCACGAGCGAAACTTCTTATTTCGGCTGGACTCTTGTTAGCAAAAGTTGTTGCGACATATTCTTTTGCTATGTTATTAACAAACGCATCATCTTGAATAGAAACTTTTAAGTTTTTAACAGAATCAGCAGTTCTAAAAAATTCACTAGCAAATTCTTCTGTATCTTTTGCCAACTCGGAAGGGTCGTACTTTTCTCTTTTAAGCAGCTTATCCATTAACCGAGTTTGAAATGGTCTTAGCCTTTGGGAAGCCGCTTTGTAGGCAGCGTCTGCGGCTTGGTATTCAGGACTCCAACGATATAAGCCTTGCTCAAGCACGTTAATAATGTCTCTGCGCGTATTAGCATCCAATGCTTTGTAGCCGGTAAATTCAGTTCCGGGTTTGTTTACTTCTCTTAAGAACCGCAATTCAGTAATCACAGAATCAATGTCTTTTTCTGTAACCTTTGTTGGGGTTGTTTTTTCTAAACGTGCAGAAACCTTTCCTTTGCCGATGGGAACCTTTTCCCCACCAGTAACGCTTGCCTTAACAGCATCAATCGTTCTGTTCAAAGCATTTATTTTTTCTTTTGCAACTTCAAAGTTTTTGTCACCAGCGGCTATTCGTTTCATTGCTTCAAGTTGAGCAACGACAGCCTTACCTTCGTCAGACAAACCAAAAGAGGTTTGTTGCGCTTGTTTCCTTCTTGCGGTTGTCAAAGCGTTTTCATATAAATTTTCCGCTTCTGCTGCCCTTTTTTGAAATCCTGCGCCAGCCGCACCTTTCACCTTGCTTTCTAGTTTTTCGCCAATAGAAAGCAGACCAGCTCTTTCAGCGATGGGTTCTGGCGTTTTGAAAGCCCTTCCAACTTCAGCAACTTTTTCTGCTGTTTTTGCCACAGTCCGTGACGGAACCGGCACGCCAACAACTTCGCCAATAGCTTCAAATCCGGGCGTTCTTTCTGTTTTTTTAGTAATTCTTGGAATTACGCTTTTGACACCTTCTGCTATGGGTGTGTAGATTTGCCCCATTGTTGGCAACGAGGTTGAGCCTGTTACCAATTCAGAAATGGTTCCGGGCAAGCCAATTAAAGAAGGAACAGCCGCAACGGTTCCGGCTACTCCACCTCTAACTAAACTTTCAGCGCTAGATAAAGCCTCACCGGGAACTTTTTCTATTCCAAATCCTTCATACTTTTCTTTTTTAGGCGGTGCTGGCAAATCAGAAATGTCTGCCTTACTTGGGCCTTTCGGTGGAGCCGGGAGGTCGCTAATGTCAGCCATTATCTATACCCCTGAGTTGACAAATAATTTCTAGCTGCTTGCTCATCGCCGCCAAAATGAGTATTTGCATACGATTTCAACTTGTCGCCTGTCGGCATTGGCTTTGCGGATTGTGTAGGCGCTGCACCAGCCTGACCCGTGTAAGTTCCCAAGAAATCAGTTGGCTTTGTTTCTGGCACTCTGTAACCAGAACGCTCAAACGACAACATCCGTTCATTGGCTGTGCCTACAGAGTAATCAGCTTGGTCAAGCAACTGCTTTCTCACAAACTCAGGGTCATCAGAAGGCTTGGCGGTAAACGATTGATAGTTTTTCAATTCGTTGCCGGTCAATGTCGCGCCAAACAAAGCATGACGGTTCGGCGCTTGCAGACGGTTATATTTAGACCACCATTGGGCAGCGGCCTGTCCTTCTGGACTTGCCAATCGACGTTTTGCCTCAACAGACAGGTCAGCGCCAAATCCTAAAATACCGAGACTTGCATATTCAGGCTTAAATTCTTTCTCTAGCTTTAACAAATCATTTGCTAACGAATTTAATCCTGTAATTTGAGCAACCTGTTTTTCAGGCAACGGTTTTCCTTGACCTCGCTGTTCATCTCGAATTCTTGCGCGTTGTTCTGCGGCATTGTCTCTCATCACTTGTCTACGTTCAGCAGCGGCATCTCTCAATACTTGCCTACGTTCGGCTGCCGCATCTTTAGCTGCTTGAGTTCTCTCTTGAGAAGCCAGCTTTTCAGTTTCTTTGACATCTTGTTTTAATTCACTTAAAAATTTGAAATACCGTTCGATGCCTTGTTTCTCAAGAATCTGCTTGCCAACTTGACCACCCAACTTCGCGGCAGACTGACCAGCCAACGCTTGCGCTTCCTCACGGTTGTAAGCCAGCGTCTTGTATGCCCTGTCAGCATCTCTATAAGCATCGTCAAGAATGGCTTTTACTCTAGCCATGTTCTTGTCGAACTCAACTTTCTCACGCTCAAACAAATCTTTACGACCTTGTTGCCAGCCTTTTAACATACCGTTCATGCTAACCAAGGCATTCATTGCTGACATCTTGCCGCCACCACCCATCCCTGTGCCGACCAACCCAATCAGGCTAAACAGAGTCGCCATGCTCTGTACGTTCTCTTGCGTCGGATGAAACTGTGGATGCGGGAAACGCTGACGAATCGTGTCAAGGCCAGCCTCAATGTCTTGCGCTCCTTCTCTGGTCTGACGCGCTATATCGGCTTCAGCGCCAGCCTTAAATTGCTGTGTCGCTAACTGTGCAGCGCCAATATCTTGCTCTGCCTTTTCTAATCTGCCGAGTTGCCGAGTTTGTTCAGCACCAATGTCTTTAGAAGTTTTTAGTTCTCCGGCAGCCTTTTCGTAATCAGCAACCGGAATAATCGGCCCCAACTCCGTCTTAAATCCAGCCAATTCAGGTGCGGCTGGCAAACTAAACGCTTTTGGCCTAGATGTCAGCGCTTTGGTTTCTTCAGCCATTACGGTCTCCTACCTTGTTGACCTTGTGGTATGCCGCCAGCAGCAAATCCGGCAAGATTGGTATAGAAGTTTTGATTTGCTTCAAGCAACTGTCTATCAAGCTGCATACCCGTTCTAATAGCGCCCAACGCAATTTGGTCGCCAATCTGAGACACCTGTAAACCGTAGTTAAATTGGTTTTGCAACAAGTTATTACGGAACATCTCTAGTTGCGCTTGTGCTTGCGCTGCGCCAACCCCACCTCTAGTCTCAACACCCTGCGCTAACTGTGCGCGGAGGGCTTGGAAAGCCTGTGCAGACTGCGGAGTCATTTCACCGGATTGAGCTTGACGCTGCAACTCCGAACCCATCTTCTTGTAGGGGTCGCCTAACGCTCTTTGCTCTGCAACGGATTGCTCACGCTGACGCTGCGCTTCTTGCATTGCCCTTCTGCCTTGTACAGCGCCGAACGCCGCCGTTCCTAATCTCAAGGCTTCAGTAGGGGTCACGTTTTCTTTGAGATATTCAAAAGCACTCTTAGCTGGCCCAACCAATGCTCTATCAACTAAACTTGGAGGCGTTGGAGTAACTCCTGCTGCCGGAGCAACGGATTGACCGTATTCAAAAACTGACGGTGCGCCAAAACCATATTCCGTAGCCCCCGCTGGTTCATAACCATAAATAGGAGCCGCAGTTGCTGGTGAAGTTGTAACAGGCACAAATCCAGCAGCCCTGTTCATGTCACCATAATCACCAAAAAACTCTGCTGGAGCGCGAGTAAAGTTTTCTACTGGTTGATTAGCAAAACTTTGTTCAGCAATGTCAACTGGCGCAAACCTAGCAGATTGTTCTTCAATGTTAATTGGTTCTCTAGTTCTGTAGCCACCTGTTCTATAGTCAGGCGCATCAAAATCAGCGTAATCACTTAATCTAAAGTCGCCGTCGTAAAACTCTAGCAAGCCGGTATCAGGGTTGACGGTTCCTGCGCCACCAGATTCCTTCAGAAGCGCAGCCTCTTTCGGCGTAATGTGTGCAAGCATGGTGTCGCCACCACGACCTTTTTTCGATAGCATTCTTGCTATCTCTTTCAGGTCACTTGTTTCCTGAATGCTTGCCTTTAACAATTTTGCAATTTGCTTTGCCATTTAAGCCTCCGAATTACCCATGTAGCGGAGCGATTCCACGTTCCACCCTGACCTTCTTCCTTCTTCTCTTTCGCCACCAAATACCGGCGCTCCAGCATCACCAATTCGTAACGCCTGTGCTAATGCTTGTGAACCGGGAGAAGCCTGTGTTA